GAATAATGACGTAAAAAGCACCGTAGTAGGTCAGAATCTATTCGATACGAAACGCTTGCCCCTTGATTGCCTTAGCAGTCATCCATACGCATGGCTCTAGTTCCCCATGCCCCTTCTCGTGGTTGTAAAGAAACTCTCTACGCACAAAGCATTTGACTGGGGGTATGTTAGCTACTAGAAATGTCATTTCTCTTGTGCCTTTCTTGCTTGTTTAATCTCTTCTAGCATCTTTTCCATTAGGTCTGCACAATAACCAAGAAAAGGAAATTTGGTTGTTCCATTAGCGACACTACGTGCCAGCCCAATAGTATTTTCAACTGTTCGTATGCTCACTTTTTTCCAACAATTTTGTATTTTTTCTACATCTTGTGGGGTATGCGTACGTTTCATTTCTGAATCCTCTCCCATAACTCAGACAACGGCATCCCTTTGATCTCTCTCCACCCAATGTGTATACAGGCATACATAATGAACAGAAAGAACGCAAAGACTACGGCAAAGATCAGCACCGCACAGGTAGCCACGAACAAAGCGAACATATTAAGTATGGTGACTATCATTTTCTTCCCCCATATCTATATGCACATATTTACCACCCTCATCTTCAGGTATGTCAAAGTTATAGTCTACATAACTGTCTTCCACGCCATATTCACAAAAAAGTTGATGTCCATCCATAAACCCTTGCACTACATATTTATAGTCAGGGTCTTCGTAATGCCAAGGAGCATCTAGTTCATAGCCCGACTTCCCATAGAAGAAGCCATAGCCATATGCTGCCATCCTTTCCCAATCTCTTGAGGTCAGCTTTTTGTCTCTTACTTTTTTTCCTTTTGGGTTCATATTAATTTGCCATTAAGAGTACAGTCAAAACAAAAAGAAGAAACATAATGTATACCCGTTTAAGCCAATACTCTTTGTTTAGTATGCGTGGGTCATGGATAAGGTAGCTTTGTAACTCCAACATATCTTCATCATATTCAATGTATGGCGGGTTAACCAACTTGTTAAGATACACTTCGCTACCTATCTTAATCTTTCCGTTGTTATATGGGGTATCTTTCATTCGTCACCTCTTGAAAATTGTTCGCTTTTAACTTTCATTAGACGTTTGTCAAGACCTTCTACCTGTTCATACTTATTTAAAACCAACCTGTCAGACGTCATACATTTACCATCTCTTGGTCGATATAAAGTTCCCGTTACTGCATCCATAAGATATGCGGTTTTCTTCATATCGGTCGCTATATAGACTGGAGTTACTATTCGTTCTATGCCACTAATATGCCCAAGATAAAGATCTTTATCCCTAATCCAATCTCTTTTTGTAGAACTTTTTGGTCCGATTGGAAAGCAACTATTAGTCATAGCGCTTATCCCATCCATAGACTTACGAATTGATGTTGTCTTTAACATTACTTTCTTCCCTTACGCACAGTTTTAATACCCATTTCAGGCTTTTCATCACGGGCTTCAACAAGCATATCTGCTATTTCCCATATTGCTTTTGGATTTACTTCACCTTTCATAGCAAACCCAACTGTCAGCATAAATGCAAAACAATCTCTACGATCTTCATCGGTCATTTTGTTTTCTCCATGGCGTTAATACCATCAGCCAAAATATTCGCTAGGTATTTACCACGCACCGCAATATGCTCAATCTCTTTGCATGAATCTATAACTGAGACTGCATCCTTAAGCGCACGGTTATACCCAGCCGTGTATTCGTCCTTGCCATCTAGCATCATGGATACGGCATCACGGATAAGACTAGAAGCCTTCCGTTGCCCAGCCATCTTCTTTAACTTATCCACGTGTTCTGTGTATAAGTAAAGGTTGTATGGCACTAATTTCTTATCTGTCATGATTTCTTCCAAATCTCAAATGATTTCCGTAATTTATTAAATTCTTCTCTAACTGTTTCTTTTTCCTTCAATTCCTTGCGAGATTGTATGTTTAAGTAATCTGCTAACCATGATGCACATTTTTTTTCAGAATTAATATCTTGTGGCAATACTGCATTCTGACCAACCCACTTCCAAAACTCAGGATCTCTGCACATCATGCCAGCCATCTTTACCGCATGGTCTCCTGGAAACTCTAGTTCACGGTTGACTGGTTGCTCGTTGTCTCCAATCCGCACCATTACTACCATGTACCTAGAGCCTACAAAGTCACGCATTAAGTCTTCTGGCAGATCGTCTGGATGGACTGCTAACGATAAGCCATAGCCATCCTTTGTCTGCCTTAAAGCGGTCTTAATTGCTTCGAATTGAATTGTGTTCAATTTGATCCTCCAAATACTCGACAATGCCTTTTAACTTATAAGCACGAATAGAAGATTGATGTAACTGCTTATTTAATTCTTCAACTTCTTTCTTATGTTCAGCCTCTAGTTTGTCAAACTTTTCCCTCCACTCCAAGCACCATTTATGGTGCTGTTCGTTTTCTTTTATTTGACTTTTAAGAGACTCATGTAATTCTTTAGAAAGTTTCTCCCAATCCACTTTTTTAATTGAGGCACGTTTCTTTCTAGCTAAAGAAGCTTTTTCTTGTTTCTCTATTTTAATAAGTGATTTTGCGTACTGCTCAGGAGACACGCCCAACTTTTTACCAAGCGCTATTTGAGTATTGGTGAGGCGCACAGTCTTAACCTTTGGTTTGTTCTTAGACCCAATAGGTCGTCCACGTCTTACACTTCCCATGGTTGTTTCTCCCCTGTTGATTGTTCTTCTTTCTTATATGGCTCAGATACTGCAAGCGAAATATAAGGATCTCCTGCCTTAGACTTTTGATTCCAACCAGCCACGGCAATCTCCACAAGATCACCTTTGCTTTGGTTAATCAGGTTTTCTAATAACACCTTGTCTACATGGACAGAGCCACGCAGATTAGGTTGGTTTCCTGTTTGCTTTTTGTTAATAAAAAACGCACCCGTATTGGGTTTCTGTTCGTATGCCATGCTTACTCCTTCGTTAAGTTTTCTTTTGCTTGTTTAAATCTAGTCAATACATCTTCGTAATCTTTTGGATACTCGGTCTTCATAGCGTCAAAGATGTTGCGGTTCTTTTGGAAGATTGATTTAATGTCTTCTTCCTTTTTTACCAAGGTCAACATCAACTCGACCGCACCGACAACTGCTGGTAGATTCTCAACACCATCTACCTTTAGTTGCCAATCACCTGGCTCTCCATCCAGTTTGGTATGTACCTTTGCTTTAGGCGCAATAGGTTTAAATGGCGGTGCAAGACTTGGCTCATGGTTCTTAGGTTCACTAGCATCTACAATGTCGTTCTCAGTTATCTCCATGCACATTAACCATAAGTAACGGCGCAAATAAGTATGAGTGCTACCTAGGTTCTGAATGGGCTGAGTCTTATCCATACTGGCAAAGACCATTGGGGATGTAAAGGTAACAAAGTCATCCTTCTCCCCATCAGCATTATGAACTGTAAGGTAAGCAGTATCTTGGGTAAAAGATACCACCCCACACAAACCTAAGTCATTGAAGATCGAAGTAACTTGCGGGACAAAATCTCCCAACTCAAAGTAACTAAACTTTGCGTAGGAGTTCTTGCCCGACTTATTCAGTTTTGTATTGTGAAGCCTTACACGGGCTTCTTGTAATTTTTTATATACGCTCATTAATTCTCCTCAATATACGCATCTGCCAATTTTTCGGCTCTCATAAAAATTTCTTCTACTGTGCTTTCAAAAGCCTCCTTATGTTTGTATCCACCATCCTTTATGCAATCGTCATACATAGCTTGAAAATTTGGTGCTAAAGCCAACATAAGGTCATAAATCATTTCTTGACGTGTTTTCATATCATTCTCCTTGATTAAAATTCTTCCACTGATCGCAGAAGTCCCTTACTAAACAGAAGTTTGCACAGCGAGTCCTCTCTCCTAATCGCACTTCTACTTCGTAACCGTTGCCAAGTTCCGATAGTTTCTTATCGGCATCTTCTTGCGTGTCGCAGACGGCGGTCGCACGTTTCCCACCAGTCTTGCGTATAGCGTAATAAGTCGCCTTCTCCCACATTTGCTCAGGTGTGCAGACAGGCAGATCTTCCCCTGTCTCGGAAGCGAAAAGCGCATCGGAATGTAAACGGATTCTTTCCTTAATAAAATTCTCACGGGCTTCATAAGACCAAAGCGGGACATCAATGACTTTGATAGGCGCCTCTGGATATCCTTCCTTCGTCTGAGCATCTCGTCTACTCCAATCCCTGATGATGGCTATGATCTCCACCTTTTTTACGGGAGTTTTTTTAACTCTTTCTACTAGCCATGCGTAGATATTTAACTGCTGTTCCCATTCAATCTTCTCGTTCATGACGCCCCACGCACCCGTGGTTTTGTAGTCAGAAACAATGATGCCGTCAGGTTCTATGCGCTGTAAGTCTACCGCACCCGATATGTTCCACCCATCTAACTCGGCATGGAGTCGTTGCTCGATGATGTGGTTTTCGTCCTTGCCAAGTTCTAATACAGCATGGATAGCAGTTCCAAAGATAGCCCACACTTTATCAGCAACATCCTCTTCCAGTTGGTCATAGTAAGTGTTTTTGAGTTGGACAATGCGTGGGCTATTTATTAACTCGGTAACGGACAGATGTGCCTTACCCTTAGTGTATGTCGGTCTGCTCAGGACATTTACAAATGTCTGAGGCAAATTAAATTTGTTTGTTATTTTCACAGTAATCTCCAGCCCAACATAAACACGTTGTAGAAAAACTTAAGGCAGAATCCTGCAAGAACAATGGCAAACATAGCCATGCTTACTAGCAAAAGCCAGCGACCAAAGTCTTTGATTAGTTCAGTTAAGTTCATTGTTTCCCCTCATCTCCTGTAATTTCATTTGAATGTCATGCTCCATCTTCTGTTGCATAAACTGACGCATCATGGCAAATTCTTCTTGCTCTTTTTTCTTTTCTTCAAAGTATCTGCGTTCATCTATACGGGTCTTCCAACCTTTTCTCATAACTCCACCCTGTTTAATTGATCTTGATTCATGATGTAACCAATTCCATGACCAATATCCTTTTTATTTTCTTCCACAAATAACTTTTCTTTATTTATGTATCCAACTAAATTGCCACCAAAATCGTCAACTATCACAAGGTAGTACAAGTCGCATGAGGAATCTGCTTTCTTTAAGGTAGCCAATAATTTTCCGCTTTTTACCCTTGTTGTTTTTACATCAACTGTTTGCTTATTATGAGTAATTAGATCTGAGCCACCACTTCTAACGCTGACGCTGAAATCTGGGCAAAGATTTAATGCCTTGGCTACACAAAATTCCCCAACTACCCCGTCTATATCAATAGCCCATGTGTCTTGATCTCCCATCTGTTGATCGCCAACACGGTTCATGGCTGTTGATCTACGCATCATCCCAAGCATTCGGCAAACAAACAGTTCTGATGTGCTTAAGTTAACTCCCATTAGCAATTCTTTAGATCTTTGGTCTTTTCAAGGCAGTAATCCAGCAAGTCTTCTGTCTCCCGAAATGATTGCATGGCATAGTGATAAGCGCCCATATGATTGTTTGCCAGAAGACAATCTTCGGTTCTGCGTAGGAATTCTCTGGCATTTACCAATGATTCAGCGTAATCTTTCATGT